AGGGCCTTGCCGACCTCTAGTCGCATCGCCTGGAACGCCACGGTTAGGCGAGCGCCTGCATCTTGGGACGAGCTGGCGATCTCGAGTGCGGTCGTGCCGTAGCGCTGACTGGTGAGCGCCAAGAATTTCATCAGGTCATTCAGACCGACCTGGCCTTGCTCGAGCGCTTTCTGGAGTTCGGGGCCGGTTTTGCCGGCGGCCTGGGCGAAGAGGGTGAAGGTGCCCGGCAGTCGCTCAGCGATTTGGTTGAGTTCCTCAGCGCTGACCTTGCCCTTGGAGAAGACCTGCGTTAGCGCGAGCAGAGCGCCGTCGACTTGCTCGGCGTTGCCGCCGGTCGCTTTGATCGCTTCGCTCATTGAGCGGAACGCGAAGCTGGAATCTGCGACGGTGCCGCCAGCGCCGATAACGGCAGCACTTAGGCGGGTGAGGCCGCGGGTCGCTTCCTCCTGGGGGATATTGAGGTCGCGGGTGGCCGCGGCCGCCGCACGAATTGCCTGGTCGTAGGCGGCCTGGCTGCCAACTACGCCGCGTAAGGCGATCTGCAGCTTGCCAATGCTGGCTGCATAGTCCGCGGTGCCGGCGAGCTGCTGGCGGAACATCCCAACCTGCGCACCCGCTGCCGCACCAGCGAATGACCCGCCGACAGTGCCAAGGCCTGGAATAAGAGAGCCGACAGCGGCACCACCAACACCACCTAAGAAGCCTTCAGGGCCACCAAATATGCCGCCACTTATCGCTGCACCACCGGCTTGAACAAGCTGGCCAGGGGTGATTCTGCGCCTACGGCTGCGTTCCCGTTGCTCTAGGCGTTTGTCAAAATCAGCCAATTCGCGGTCGAAGGCTTGGTTGCGTACCTTGCCTTCCATATCTAAGCCGTATAAGAGTTTATCTATGTTGATCTGATTGTAATCTGATTGTAGTTGAGCGCGACGTACGTAGGCCTCGTCATAAATTTCAGTAATACGCTGTTGAGCTTGTTTGATGGAGCTTTCGGCTTGTACGGCTGCAGCGGGGTAGGCAACGGGACCGACGGGCTGCTCGTATTGCGTACCAGGGCGGATGCCTGTCTGCACGCGAGTACCTCGGGCGATCATCGCCCCTGTTTCAGGGTCGCGGAATCCTGCTACACCCGGAGCAGTAGGTCCTTGAGTACGGTAGTACTCCTGTATACCGGCAAGTTTTTCGGCACGACGCTCTGTGCCAGCTTGTGCGATCCCTAAGCGTCTGAATGCTTCAGTAGTGCCTAGTAGCTCGCTGCGTAGTTGCTTTTGTATATCAGAAATGCGTAAGGATACTGCAACGTATTCAGTTCCTCCACGCGATACATTATCTAACTGCTTAGTTAATTCACTTAGTTCTTGATTTAGTGCTGCCGTGGTATCCGGCATTGCCGGTAGGCGGGAAGGGTCGGCGTAACCTGCAGTGAATTCGCGACTCCTGTAGGCTTCAAAACCTGCAATAACTCCAGCGCGTCCTGCACGACCGCCCTGCGTTAGCTGCATTAATTGAATGCGGCGTAGAGTATTTAAGTACTCTTCTGAGTTATAGCGTAGGGTACGAATACCTTGCTGCAGAGTGGCAATCTGGTCTCCTAGCCTCTCAGGAGTGGCGCCAAAACCTTGATTTAATGCGCTGCTGAATGCCTGGGCCTCGCTTCTAAAACCTGCAAGTTTTGTCTTAGCTGCGTCGATATCTCGGGCTAGCTGAATAAATGCTGAGGAGCCCGGACGGGCTTGTTGTTGCAGGCGTGTAAGGGCTTGAATCTGTTGCTCAAGTGAGTCTGCGTTCTGCCTACCAGCAGAGGCATTACGAAGCAGCGCTTCACGTTGAGAATCTACAGCTTTTGAACTTCCGCGCAGCTCAGTTTCAAGCCTACTTATGTCAGTAATAAGCCGTTTATACGTTGCACTGCTTACATCTGTTTGAGTGCGAAGACCTTTTAAGGCCTCAAGTTGGCCCTTAATTAATTGCTCGGTCCGTTTAGAGGCGTCGCCAAACTCATTGATGGAACGCCGAGCACGCTCTAATGAGGCTGTTGTAGGTCCGTCTAAGGCTTTCTGTAAATCCTTAAAGGAACTTTTTAAGGTATCTAGGCCCTTAAGGCCGTCAATACCTAATCTTATGCGAATATCTGTTACCTGCTTAGCCATATCACTCCCCCTTATCGCTTTGCTTGGCGAACTCGCTTAGGGCGGAGGCTTCCATCGTCTGTAGGCCCTCCAGCATCTCAGTGCGGTCGCTTACTGAGTATAGATCCATCAGACCGCCTTGCATGAGAAGCACCTCGTACTTGAGCCCCAAGTAGCCCGCCATGGTGGTGTTCCATTGCGTTTGCATGCGTAGGAACATCATGACGATGTCCCAGTTTTCTTCCCAGACCTCGTAAGCTGCGCCCTCGCTAAGTGGGTCGAGTTCGGGGCGCTTGGGGAGGACAAGGCCGAACGTCTTCGCGTCGTCCTGCGTTTTATCCTCCACCTGCTTACCGCCTTGCGCCCAGTACTTAGCGGCGCCGCTTAGTTTCCCGACTTAGCTCCGTCGAAGGTCTCGGTGTAGGCCTTGAGGACGCCACGGATCCAGTAAGGGTCGTCGCTGAATTCCTTGAGGGTCTCGAGCGAGAAGGGCACAGTTTTGCCGTCCTCGTCGTTGATGCCGTCCCAGTTGAGCACCACCGCTTTGAGCAGGATGAGGTCGCCTTTCTCGCTCAGGGCAGCGAACTCCTTACGGCCCAGGCGCTTAAAGGTGATGTCAAAGGTGCTGGAATCGAAGGTGCCTCCATCAGCGGGCTCTTCAACAGTTACAGGCCATTTGAAGGTCTTAACCTTTTTACGGACGAAAGCCATAAGTTTTGTGGGTGTCCTTAGTAGTGTAATGCACGCACGAAAAAGCCGCTAGGCCTAGGGGCGTAGCGGCTAAGTGGTGCGGGGTAAGTGGCGCAGCGAAGGGGCGCGGCTTAGGTGTAGACGAGGGAGAATTCGTCGTTGCCGGTGGTTGAGGGGACGGCGGTGTAGGGGATGGTCAGCATGTGGATGCCGTCTTGATCGCCGTAGCTGACGTCGCCGATGTCGATCTTGGTGGAGACGAAATCGAAGATGTTGCCTGCCGTTTGGCCGTGCTGGAAGAGCAGGTTGCCGAGGGAAGCGTCGGTAAGGGCGGCGGTGAAGTAGTTCTTCGTTGCCATCGTCACGGCCTCGATGGTCACGCTGCCGGTGGAAGCGCGGTCAGTGAGCAGGACTTCCTTAGTACAGCCGACAAGTTCGCGGTAGACGAGGGTGTTGCCAACGTCGAAGCTGACGGTTTGCAGACACCCGGCGTAGGAGAGGAGTTGGAAGTCGGTGGTGTTGCCGTTCTTGAAGACGACGGGGATGGCTTGCTCGGCGTAGGTGACAGAGGGGAGAGCTGTGTCGGTGGGGGTGTTGTAGATGCCGGTGAAGCTGAAGTCAATTGTGGGGATTTGGCCCACGGTGCCGTTGATGGTGAAGGTGCCGCGGGCGCCCGTCACCTTGTGCAGAACGCCATCGATGTTGTAGTAGATGGTGCAGCTGCCGAAGGCGGTGCTGACGGGCGCGTAGGTGACGCTGGTGGTGGCAACGATAGTCTCGCTCAGGCCGCAGGCGAGAAGGGCCTTGCCGTAGCGGGGAGCGGTGCCGGCGGTGCCGGAGCCGGCGAGCTCGACGCTGAAGGTGCATTCAACGCGGGTGTTGGCCAGCAGCTGTTGGGAAGCACCCAAGTAGGGACGGATCAGTTCGCGACTGACACTGTCACTCTGCAGAGGAGTGATGCTCAAATCCCTCACCAGAACGGCGTCGGCGCCGGTTGGAGTCGGATCCGTTCCGTAGGTCGCTTCCGATTCCAGCAGAATCAGACGCTTGCGAGTAAGAAGGGCCATTGGAGGGTGCCTCTAGGGGGTCAGGGGGAAGGGTCCGCTGGATGAGAGTGCGGATACCAGTTGCTGGGTCAAGGATGTAGGAGCCACCCTGCCCTTGGAACTCATCGACCACGCTAAGTGGAGCGGGTTGCAACGCTTCTTCTTGTGATGGAAGTTCGGCTGCAATAATGTCGTCGCTCATAAGTTGAGGGCTGCTAAGGGGTAGCTTAACTGAGGTATGTGCTCAGGTTATCTACGTCGGTGCGGTAGCGGACCAGGTAAGAGCAGAAGATTACGCCGATGGGGGTGTCACCTTCTTGGAGGGTGAATTCGGTGGTGCCTGGTTGAATGTCGATGGCGATGCCGCCGAGGGTTAGGTCGGCCATCAGCTTGCTGTGGAGCGAGTCGATGATGGGGTCAGCTGCTTGATCAGGGACGTTGTTGCGAATGATGACGACGACACGTACGCCGAGGGACCAGTCGAGGGTGGGTAGGGAGGTGTTTTGAGCTGGCGTGTCACTTATGGGCTCGACGATTAGGGCCGGGGATTCGGCGCGTGCTAGGGGCTCGACACGACTCCGGTAGATGCGCGTGCCTACGCCGGTGGTGCCGGTAAGCGCGGTGCGGATTGCAGTGAGGATCAGTTCGCGCTTCGTGCTCATGTGCTTAGCTCCTTACTTCAGATGCAAGTAAGCGTGCTCGCTTGAGTGTAAGGTCTGTGGTATTACTGTGGTTTGCAGCCATTAAACTTATTTCATCATCAGCAGCCATGCTAATCATCCAGCTGGTAACCAACTTAGCTTCTTGGTTGCTGCTTCCGGTGAATGCACGGCATTCTGTTTCGGCAATTGCGCTGCCGTTCTTAGCAAGCCGAATACCGAGGGTGTGGTTGTTGCCGCCGGTGGCGTCGATGCTCCCATAGAAGCGCATGAGCTTTGTTGCGCCGCTTGTGTTCTTCAGCGCAAATAAATCGGAGGTGCCTAGGGTCATGCCGTAGGCGGTGGCGCTGTCAAATGTGGCGGTTAGGCCTGTAGGAACGTAGACACCGGAGGTGATGATGTCGATGGTGCCGTCGGTCATCCTGCTGCACTGACCACGAATCTCTGGGGTAGCAGTGCTGTAGTAGGACAGCGCAGTCCAGGCGCTTGCGCCGTT